ATAAATCCGAGGAATCCAAAGCAAAATTTAATGACTTCAAGTTTTGATAAGTATACACAATTTGTAAACTCAGTTACAAGCACACCATCTAAGGATGCTGATGCGTTTGTTTATCGTTTACAAGAACTAGGTGGTGACGTAGCAATACAGCGTTTACTTACTGCTGCTGTTGGTATATCTGCTGAAGGTGGTGAGTTTATGGAGATTGTCAAGAAGATGATCTTTCAAGGTAAACCTGCCAGTGAAGATAACTTAGAGCATCTAAAGATAGAACTTGGTGATGTATTGTGGTATGTTGCTCAAGCATGTATGGCACTTGATATAAGTTTTGAAGAAGTTGCTGACATGAATATAGATAAGTTATCTAAGAGATATCCTGACGGACATTTTGCAGAGTATTATTCTGAGAACAGGAAAGCAGGTGATAGATAATTATTGTTTTACCTGCCTAAAGATAGGTGATAAATTTGATGCAGAGTATGTAAATAAACTGCAACGCATGGTGCGTAAACAATCTGACGCACCTTTCTTTTGTTTTACTGATGACCCAACAGGGGTTGAGATGCCTTGTATCCATATGGATGATAAGGAGGAACGTGACTGGGATAACTGGTGGCCTGTGTGGTGTAAGATAAAGATGTTCAATGCACCAGAGTTAGAAGAGTTTGATAGAAAAATATTTTTTGATTTGGATGTCATCATACATGATGATATAACAAAACTATTGATGCATGAACATAGGTCACGTAGAAATACTTTTAGTTTGATACAATCTCATTGGAGAGGTAAGGCATATCAGATGGCAAACCCTACTAAGTCATTGTTCAACTCTAGTTGTATGGTGTGGAGAGATAATAAAAAAATATATGATAAGTGGATGGAAGATCCTAAGGGATATGTTGCCAAGTATCATGGTACAGATGATTTCTATCATAACGAAAAGATAATTCGTAAATCTTTGCCACCTATATTCTATTCATATCGTGAAGGTTATATGGATCAGGGTAGAAAATGGAATGAACCTATTTGGATGAAGATTTCAACTGCACATTCAGTTGCTATACTACATCAAGATCCTAAACCACATACTCTCAATGTCAAGGAACATCCAATAGTACTCTATTGGAAATAAATACCAGAAAGTTCTGGTGGTAGTGTGTCTGCAGCAACAGAGAAGCAAGAAAATGTTTCTAGATTATTTTTTGAAACGTATCTTAAAGCTGGATTTGGTCTAACTGAATTTCAACAGGCTGAACTTGAAAGAAAAGCTTTTGGAAAACCTGGTGGCATGTATCCAACTGCGAGTAAAGAATGGCAAGAAAATTACTATAAACAAATACAGGCATTGGTACAATATATGGTTACTCATAATGTGCCTAGGCAGGGATGGGTATGGTCTAGAGGTAATGGTATGATGGGTTTCTTGAATCAAGTTGCTGTTGATAAGTGTGGTGTATCTACTTTAGATAACTGGAATCCAATGGATATAGTTGGAGTAGTGGGTTCGTATGAATCTATTATAAAACAAACATGCGATTCGATGATAGTCCGACCAACTACAGATACTCAGAAGACTGTCAATAGAGGTATCTTGAATGAGATAATGGTGGAGAATATTTACAACAACAAATTACTACCAATATCTCTAAAGTTTATAAACAAAAAAGAACGACCTGGTTATGAATTGAGTCCCGATCTTCAAACTCAGAGAATAAGAGATAAGATGAGACATCATTTTAAAATCAAAGAAGTAACTTGTGATTTACAATGGAATGTGCAGGACAATCAGTGGAAAAATAATCAAGAGATATCATGGAAGTTGTATGATGATGGTGGCAATGGTAGAAAAGCAGTCAATATAAAGATACAGGGTAGAGCATTTTCTTCAAGAGCAGCAAGAGAAAATCCTCAACATGAGGGTACACCAGAGGGTGCAGGTGCTAAGTTAGGTAAGGCTGCTATTACTGAATTGAGATCTTTTGTTACTGGTTTAGGTTTAGCAAATGTTCCTAGTCCTGGTTCTCATCCACAAATACCAAAACCAGGTGAGAAATGGGAAGCAGGACATAAATCTTACTGGATCTCTTTATATAATAGTTTGTCTAGTGCTAGTGTTGGTGGTCAACCTATAAACTTTATGTCACCAGGTGCATATGGTGAGGGTATGAATCCGTCAGCATCAGGATTTTCTGCTGCTTTAGATGCTGCATGTACAGCAGACGAAGAAAGTAGGATGGTTACTAGCGATCCTAAAGTACCAGCAGGTAATAGATTGACATCTAAACTTTGGGGTTTAGAATGGTTAAAACTATATGTTGCTATAACCCAAAGAGGCAAGTGGGATGCCTTCACACATCTAATGTATCATTCATGCAAAAAAGAACTACCAGGTATGGGACCATTCATCAAGATAGCAGGGAGATGAATAAATTTATTGATAGATTGATAGAAGATTATACTTCTAAACCTAAGAGGAAACAAATCATGAAGAAAGAGATTGAAGACTTCATGCGTTTCTATATTGCAGTCACTGAGGATAGAGAAAAACTTCCATTTATTGACACTGAAGTCAAGGAAGATAAGGAAGATGAGTACACCAAAAAACCAGTCTCTAAGAACAATCATAAATATAAACAAATGAGAATCGCAGGGTTGGTTTTCATTGAACAGAATAAAAAACAAATCTTCGAGAAAATAAGTGAAGCAGTTTCAACAGTTCATCACAGAAGCCCGAACTACCAAAGCATCCTCTCAGGCAAAGAGACTGGGTTTGGTGGGAGACGGTCACGGAGACTGGTATGATCGTCAAGGCAATCTAAAAGCTAAGACAGTATCTGGTGAACTAAAGATGTTCTCTGGTAGAGAGAAGTCTGACGATGAACTAGCAAATAGAAATGATAATGGTAGACTAGTACCCATGCAGAGAACCAGTTCTGCAGATGTGGTCAAAGCAATGGGTAAAACACCATTGTCTACAATGCCACCAGTAGGTAATGGTAATAGAGAAACTGGTTCTGGTTCTAGTCCAGCATTGAATGGTGCAGGTAGGACTGCTCCTATAACTATTGCTTTCGATAAGTTTGATGATGAGGGTGTAAGTAGTAATATAATATCTGCAGTAGAAGAGGTGTCTTCAGGTGATACCTACTACATTTTTCCAAGCAGAGATACTGATATAAAAGAATTGAAAGATGCTTATCCTAAGATAAGTGAGTCTATTATTGATCATAAAAATGCTGAAACAATTTACGATGTTCTTCAATCATTATATGAAAATGGATTTGACGCTATCAATATTGTTTGCAGAAAGTCTAGAGCAACTGAAATTTCTAATCTTGCTTATGAACAGAACGGACAACTATACAATTTTGTAATGATGAATGTCATCCCTGTGGATGAAAGAACTATTAGAGAACAATATATTGCTGGTGACTTATTTAAGATGGATTCTATGGTGGGGTATGGTGATAGAGAAGGGAAGGTAATACGTAGAGGTGCTAACCATCTCATATGTGTTGATGAGAATAAACAAATGTTTAGATGTTGGATAACTGAAGCAGTTGAAAAACAACATTTTATACTGCCTGTAGAATTCTGATAAATAAATATATCGGAAAGTAAAATGGAAGTCATGAGTAATCCTTGGGCAGACATCTATGATGATCTAAGATCACCTTATTTGCAAGAAAAAAAAGCAAAGAAGGACTATGATGGTGACGGTAAAGTAGAGTCTGGTAAAGATGAATATTTTGGGTCTAAAGATAAGGCTATCAAAGCAGCTATTGCTGCTAAGAAAGGTGGTGTAAAGAAAGAAGGATACATGTCAAAGGATAAGGAAGACCATGACACAGGTGGGTTTCGTATATCAAATAAGGAAGCAAAAGCTGCTAAGGAAAGACTGAAGAAAAAGATGAAGAAGGAAGATACTGAAGTAGATGAGTGCTGGAAGACTCATAAAAAAGTTGGCACTAAGATGAAAGGTGGTAAAGTTGTCAACAATTGTGTTCCTAAGAATGAAGATGTAAGTATAAACAACGTTGATGGTACAACAACAGAGATTGTTGATGTAATAAAAGCACCTAAGATGGTTGCTGCTCCTAAGTTTTCTAGTTGGAGAGAAGATTTTGTTTGGGATGAACCTGTAGATGAGGCACTAAAGACTCCTAAACTAGACATTAAAGAAAAGGGTGTCAAGAATAAGATTGATGTGAATCCTACTGTAGAAACAGAAGAAGCAAAGTATGATAACACCAAGTCTCCTGATTATGAGAAGAAGAAAAAAGCTCTTGCTAAAAAGCATGGTGGAGCAAAGAATATAAAGGGTCACCCTCAGTATGAGCATCATCAGAAAGATGAGAATGGTAACGAAATTCCACATCAACTTGATGAGATTGATAACATGGGCGGTAAAGTAGCAGCAGGTCTTGCTACAGGTGCAGTCATGGGTGGTCTCAAACTCATGGGAGCAGCAAAGAATGCTGCTGAAAGAATAAGAAAGAGAAAGACAGATGCAATGAAGCAATATGAAGAGGTAGAAAAAAAAAACTTCGATGAAGCACAGGTAAAATATTATAGTGGTCAAGATAGGAATCCAAACACAGGACTTCCTAAAGGGTTGAAACCTCCAGTAAGGACAGAAAAAGAAGTAAATAAAAAATTAGATAGAACAACTTTGGCACAATCATATGAGCCAGAAGGTGAGGTTGTTAGTGACGGTTATCAGAGAAATCCAGAAAGAGATACAAGAAGTGCAAGACAGAGAAGAATGGATTCACCTGATAGAGGTATAAACTCTCAGGCATTCAGAGATTTCATGGCAGCTCAGCAAAAACCATCTAAACCTAAGAAGAAAAAAGATGTAAAAGAAGATATTGTTGATGAAAGTGTATATGATACTGTAAAAAAAGTTCTTGATACAGGAAGTAATTTTGTAAAAAAGAATCCTATTGGAAAAGCTCTTGGTAATGTAGTGAAACCTTTCAAGTCAACTGATGGTGGATCTAATAGAACATCAGCTACTGCTGCATCTCAAAAGGCAAAAGGTCTTAGAGTTTCTGAAGGTATTGTTACTGAATTGAATAGGTATGAGAAGGAGACTGGTAAGTCATCTGGTTCTATGAACATGCCTAAAGGCAAACCAACCAGTAAGGGTGGCACTAGTAGTCCTGTAATGAGAGCAGTTAGAACTAGTATCCGTAAGGAAACTGGTAAACCACATGGTCAAAAAAAGAAGACTAAGGGTGTGAAAGGTAATCCTCAACCTGGTGATAGGAAGACTACACCAGCAGATACTATAGCAAAACGTCGTCAATCAAAAGCTGATGCTGAGAAATTGATGAGAGATACTAGTGGTACATGATGCCTCTTCCAAAAATTCACTATGATCCTTGGTTTCATGAAGACATGACTGATTTCCATTTACCTGAACTTGGTGATGAACCACCAAGACCTGAAGAAGAAATTGCAGATGACATCTCTATGCATGAAAAAGCATACAAGATTGCTACATCTAAGTACAACCCATTCGCAGTAGGAGGCTCTGAAAGTATCCATGATTTCGATTAAAGAAACAACTGATTTGAAGAATGAGTTGATCTCTAAAGCTAGTGAAAGGCATAAGAAGGCTAAGAGTTTCAAACAATTCCGTAAAGATGCAAGACAAAAACCCCTGAAGAGAGGTGAGGTGCGTAAGTTAGTTAATGGTAAGTGGGTAAGTAATGTGAAGGAAGAGAGTTGTGGTGAAGGACAATACTATTGTCATGATGATGAGAAATGCAAACCAATACCTAAGGGGTATAAGGTAGGCAAGGGTGGTATGCTTGTCAAAGAGGGCAACTTACATAAGTGGTTCTCTGGATCTAAATCAAAAGATGGTAAAAAAGGTTGGGTCAATGTAGTCACAGGTGGTACTTGTGCTAGTGACAAACCAGGTGAAGGTACACCCAAGTGTGTATCATCATCTAAGAGAGCAAGTATGAGTAAATCAGAAAGACTTTCTGCATCTAGAAGAAAAAAGAAAGCAGATCCTGGTCAACAATCCAAGTCAGGTGCTGCAAAACCTACATATGTTAGGACTGATAAACCTAAGAAAAAAACAAAATGAATAATCTTAACGAATCAGACAAAAAAGGTAGTGGTAGTGGCAAGAAAGATGCTTGTTACAAAAAAGTAAAAGCAAGTGCTAGTGTCTGGCCTTCAGCATATGCATCTGGTAGATTAGTTCAGTGTCGTAAGAAAGGTGCTGCTAATTATGGTAATAGTAAAAAAGAATCTGTAACTTTCAAGGATTTTTGTATCGAAGCTTCTGCTGCATGGCAGCGTAAGGAAGGTAAGAACAAGAAAGGTGGTTTGAATGAGAAGGGTAGGAAGTCTTACGAACGTGAGAATCCTGGTTCTGACTTGAAAGCACCACAACCTGAGGGTGGACCTAGAAAGAGATCATTCTGTGCTCGCATGGGTGGTGTCAAGGGACCAATGAAGAAACCAAACGGGGAACCAACCCGTAAGGCATTGGCACTCAGAAAGTGGAAATGCTGAAGCCTATATAATTTACGTTATTTTTGAACGATGATTAATTTTTTAATGCCGATAGCGATCAGTATCATCAACAAGGCAGTTGATAGGATACCTGACGATCTTGATTCTGTTATCAAGGATTTCCTAATCAAGTTGCTCAAGAAAGCAGCAGCAAAGACAGGAAATAAGGTTGATGATGAACTGGTTTTAGCTTTGCAGAAAGCACTACTAGAGTCTTGATCACATAAATATTCACATACGATAGGAAGAAAACATGTCACCACTTTGGGGAGCTAGTGACTCAGATGAGTCAAAACCTAAGAATCTGACTACTGCAGAAAAGAGAGATGTCTACGCTACCTCAAGTGGTTGGGTAAGAACACCTGGTACTATACTAACTGGTAACGATAACACTTCTGCTGATCCAGAAGTTCTTGTTGCTATTGGTGAGTTGGCAACCAGTCTTGGACAGGCAACTATATCATCTGTAAGATTTAATACTACTGATGTAGATGCATCTGCAGGTGGAACATTAGCAGTGATAGTTGAATTCAACGAGCAGGTCACAGTTGCGACTGCTGCACCACTTATGGTTGTAGCAAACAGTAGAGCAGGTGGCGGTAGTGCTGCTAACTTTACCCTAACAATGGATGGTACACTTCCAGTGACCAATGATACTCTTACATTCTCTACCACATTGACTGGTGGTGATGGTAAGCAAGTTGCTGACGATGTATTATCCATCGGAGCACAAACAATAAATGTCAACGGTGGAACCGTTGTTGACACTATCGGAGCAGGTAATGCTGAGATGGCAATTAGTGCTGCTCAAGGAACTGCTGCTGGTACAATTACAGTTGTTGCATAATTACTGAATGAAATTTGACGAATTGAATGATGAAAATCATCTTCTCTTCGCCATAAAACATTATGAAAACCCTCACGCTTCCACCATGGAAGACTTTGAGGAGGATCTAAAGAGATTCAAATACATCAAACGATTACTAAAGAAGTATGTGGTTCAGGGAGATCTTAAACACCATCTCATCCTGAACCATTTGATTATATGTTTCAATGTTTTTGGTGAAGGTACTATACCTCTTCTATTTTATAAAATTGAGAGAGAGTATTGGTGTATACTTAAAACTTTTTTATTATTTTTGAATAAGATTCCAGATTATCCTAAAACAGGACTGGATACTATCGATATTGATAAGCAAGTAAATGTTATGCTAACTTCACTCTAATGGATGAGAGTAAATTTAATAGAATATTGAGAGGACTTCGTGAGGAAATGATGTCCACTGATCCTGGTGGCACAGGTAAGGCAGGACTCTCATCTAAAGCAGATGATGAAGGACCAGTGGCAGGTTATGATAAGAAGTTGGGTGGTAAGATGAAGCGTAGGAAGAAATATGCCTACTTGAAGCATGATAAACCTCGTACGAGGTGGAAGAATGCGAGTAAATGAGCAAGTTCTTGAAAGGTTAGAACGTGTAATTGAAACCCTTCAAGAGAATAATGTAAAGATGGGGCAGATGCTTGCTGTCCATGACGAGAAACTAACAAAGCAGGATAGAATAGATGCAGTATTATTTGAGAAAGTGGAATCGGTTCATAGGGAAGTCAGCCGTTCGACTAAGGAGATTAAGGCAGGATGTGAGAGAGATATTCGCTTGGTAGATACTCGACTCCGTGTGATGGAGAAGAAGATGTGGAGTATTTTTGGTGCATTAAGTATAATAAGTTTTGTTGTAAGTCCAGTTGGATCAAAAGTTATTAGAGGAACGTTGACTCAACCATCTCCACCTGCTATAATTCAAGGGAAATAGTCTCTTGAAATGCTTTACATTGATTCAAAATATATTGGGTTAGTGTCTGCACGGTTAGAGAAGTTCAAACGAACTAAGGATCATCTGTATACATTCAGGTGTCCTTATTGTGGTGACTCACAGAAGAGTAAGAATAAAACTAGAGGGTATTTGTTTCAGAAGAAAGGAGACTTCATCTTCAAGTGTCATAACTGTGGCATGTCGAAGGGGTTTTCTAATTTCTTGAAAGACTTAGACCCTGTTCTTCATGGTCAATTTACTGTAGAGAGGTATAAACAAGGTCTTACAGGTAAACATAGAAACGTACCAGACCCTGTTTTCTCATTCAATAAACCAACCTTCAAGAAGAAGGTAAAATTACCTTTAGCATCTACAAATGCTAGGGCAGGTGACTATTTAAAGAAGAGAAAACTAAATCCTACTAAGTTTTATTATACTAATAGGTTCAAACATTTTTGTAATACTTACAAACCAACATTTGAATCAACTAGGAATGATCATGAACGTATAATCATACCAATGTATGATGAAAATAAAGATCTGATTGGGTTTCAAGGAAGGGCATTGGATACATTTCAAAAACCTAAATATCTCACTGTCATGTTGAATGAAGATTCTCCAAAATTATATGGTCTCGACACCATCAACAAAGAAAAACCAGTCTACATCGTTGAAGGACCGTTTGATTCCACACTCTTGGAAAACTCGGTTGCTATGTGTGGCTCCGATGTTGATATTCGGACGCTTGGTTGGAGCAATTATATTTGGGTTTTTGATAATGAACCACGCAACAGAGAAAACATCAACAGAATCGATAAAACCATTGATCGAGGAGATCAAGTAATCATTTGGCCTAATCACATTGTTGAAAAGGACATAAATGATATGGTTCTATCTGGACTAAACGTGGAAGACCTGCTAGAATCTAATATCTATAGCGGTTTAGAAGCTAAACTAAAACTAAAATCTTGGAAGAAAGTATGAGCAACGGTACTAAAGTAAAGAAGAGAAATGGTTCTATAGAACCTCTCGACCTTGAGAAGATGCATAAGATGGTTGAGAAAGCTGTCGATGGTTTATCAGGTGTATCTGCAAGTCAGGTAGAAATTCAATCAGGACTTCAATTCTATGATGGTATCACAACTGCTGAAATACAAGAAATTCTTATTCGTTCTGCGAGTGATCTTATTAGTTTGGACAACCCTAACTACCAGTATGTTGCTGCAAGATTACTTCTCTTCTCACTTAGAAAAAGTCTTTATGGCATGATAGAAGATGTCCCACATCTATGGGATCATGTACATTCATGTATTGATAATGGTGTTTATGATGCTGATATATTAAATAGATATGAGAAGAATGAAATATATAAAATCAATAGTTGGATAGATCATGATCGTGACTACCTCTTTACTTATGCTGGTTTACGTCAAGTATGTGACAAGTATCTAGTTCAAGATAGGAGCAGTGGTAAGTCGTATGAGACACCACAGTTCATGTATATGATGATTGCTGCTACATTATTTGCAAATTATCCTAAAGATAAAAGGTTACTCTATGTCAGACGATACTACGACGCAATCTCAAAGCACAAAATCAACATCCCGACCCCCGTTATGGCAGGAGTCAGAACCCCCATTCGTCAATTTGCAAGTTGCGTTCTGGTTGATGCTGATGACACCCTCGATAGTATCTTTAGCAGTGATATGGCTATTGGCAGATATGTCGCTCAAAGGGCAGGTATTGGTATCAACGCAGGTAGGGTTCGTGGGATCAACAGTAAAATCAGGGGTGGAGAAGTACAGCACACAGGTGTTGTCCCTTTCCTCAAAAAGTTTGAAAGCACTGTCAGATGCTGCACTCAAAATGGCATCCGTGGTGGATCAGCGACAGTCCACTTCCCAATCTGGCATCAAGAAATCCAAGACATAATAGTATTAAAAAATAATAAGGGAACAGAAGACAATCGTGTTCGTAAGTTAGACTATAGTATACAGATATCCAAATTATTTTATGAACGATTCATACGTTCGGAAAGCGTTTCTCTTTTCAGTCCTCACGATGTGCCTGGCCTCTACGATAGTTTTGGTACTGGGGATTTCGATGACCTCTACAGAAAGTATGAGGCAGACGAGACCATCCCTAGAGAGACTATTGCTGCCCAAGAACTCTTCCTAAGTATTCTAAAGGAAAGAGCAGAGACAGGACGTATCTATATCATGAATATAGATCACTGTAACGAACACTCATCATTTACTGACAAGGTAAGTATGAGTAACCTTTGTCAAGAGATTACATTACCTACTAAACCATTACAACACATTGATGATCCTGATGGTGAAATTGCATTGTGTATATTGTCTGCTATCAACGTAGGTAGGATAAATTCTGATAAAGAATTGGAAGATTTGTGTGATTTATCTGTTCGTGGATTAGAAGAAATTATTGATTACCAACAATATCCAATAGATGCTGCTGAAAAATCTACAAAAGCACGTAGATCATTAGGGATAGGGTTCATTGGTCTTGCACATTACCTAGCAAAGTTGGGATATAACTATGACTCACAGGAAGCATGGGATGCTGTACATGGATTAACAGAATCTTTTCAGTATTTCTTACTACAAACAAGTAATGAAATTGCGAAAGAAAAAGGTCGGTGTGATGCCTTTGATAGAACTAAATATTCTCACGGCAAACTACCTATTGATCATTTCAAAACAGATGTTAATGAGATTACTCAGCAACCTTTAGTTCATGATTGGCAATCTCTTAGAAAGTCTATCTTGGAACACGGTCTTAGGCACTCAACACTGTCTGCACAAATGCCATCGGAGAGCAGTTCCGTTGTGTCAAATGCAACCAATGGAATCGAACCACCTAGAGACTACTTGTCCATTAAAAAGTCAAAGAAGGGGCCTCTTAAACAGATTGTTCCGTCTTATGGATCTCTGAAAAATAATTACACATTATTGTGGGAGATGAAGAGTAATAGAGGGTATATAAATGTGGTTTCCGTGATGCAGAAGTTCTTTGACCAAGCAATTTCTGGCAATTGGAGTTATAATCCAGAGAACTATCCTGATAATGAGGTTCCTGTATCTGTAATGGCACAGGATTTACTAACCACATACAAATATGGTTGGAAAACCTCTTATTATCAGAACACTCATGACATGAAGAGTGATGAGATAGAAGAACCCGTAATGTCCAAGGATAATCTCCTTGCCGAAATCCAAAATCTAGAAGAGGAAGCTTGTGAATCCTGTACAATCTAATGTTGATGGCATGACGGTCTTCAATAACACTAAGGTTGACACTAAAAAACAACCCATGTTCTTTGGTGCTCCCTTAGGTGTGCAGAGATATGATTCTTATAAGTATCCTGTATTTGAGAAACTAACAACTCAAATGTTAGGTTACTTTTGGAGACCAGAAGAGGTGTCTCTGCAAAAAGATCGTGGTGACTACCAATCATTACGTCCAGAACAAAAGCATATCTTTACTAGCAATCTAAAGTATCAAATTCTCTTAGATTCTGTACAAGGTCGTGGTCCTGGTATGGCATTTTCACCGTATTGTGCTCTACCTGAGTTAGAAGGTGCTATGAATGTGTGGCAGTTTATGGAGATGATTCATAGTAGATCTTACACATACATAATCAAAAACATATATCCAGATCCTGCTGAAGTTTTTGATACCATCTTAGATGATGAGAGGATTCTCTCTCGTGCTAAGAGTGTTACTGGTTCTTATGATAAATTCATAAATTATGCACAAGAATATGGTAATAGTAATCAGTGGAAACCAGATTCATCAGGTTCTCCATCAGTAGAATGGACTAAAAAGGATCTAAAAAGACATCTTTATAGGGCGGTAGCTAATGTCAACATCTTGGAGGGTATTCGTTTTTATGTATCTTTTGCTTGCTCTTTCGCTTTCGGTGAACTCAAACTCATGGAGGGATCAGCAAAAATTATATCACTCATCGCCAGAGATGAGAACCAACATCTAGTATTGACTCAACAAATAATGAAAAAATGGCAGGAGGGTGATGATCCTGTTATGTTAGAAATAATAAAAGAAGAAGAAGAAAATGTAATACAGATGTTCAGAGATGCTGTAGAAGAAGAAAAAGAATGGGCTTCATATCTATTCAGAGATGGTAGTATGATAGGTTTAAATGATAAGTTATTAGTAAAATATGTTGAGTGGATTGCTAACAAGAGAATGAGAGCACTAGGTTTGAAACCAATATATGATGCACCTATAAGAAACAATCCTTTACCTTGGACAGAGCATTGGATCTCCTCTAAAGGATTGCAGGTAGCACCACAAGAGACAGAAGTTGAATCTTACGTAGTTGGTGGTATCAAACAAGATGTAAAGAAGGATACTTTCTCAGGATTCCAGTTATGATATGTTTCAAGAGTTACGAAAAAATAATCCATACGAAATACAGATAGAACTTAGCGATTATTGTAATGCTAAGTGTCCTATCTGCACTAGAGTTATAGAAGGTAGAGATGGTCTAACACCAGCACCAACAGTCAATAAAAATCAGATAAAATTTGAAGATTTTCGTAAGTGGTTTCCTCCTAAGTTCATACAAAAACGTTTATTTAAATTACGTTTTAATGGACAGGTGGGTGAGTCTTCTTTGTGTGAGGATTTTCATGAGATATGTGAGTATGTACAGAAATCTAATAGTAATCTTGAGTATTTTTCACTGACTACTAATGGTGGCACTCATAATCCTGAGTGGTGGTATAAAGTTGGTAGTATTATGAATCAGATGCGTTGGGGTGAGGTTACTTTTGCCATTGATGGTCTTGCTGATACTCATAGTATGTACAGAGTCAATGTAGATTGGCATAAAGTGACTGAAAATGCTAGAGCATATGTTGCTGGTGGTGGTCGTGCTCACTGGAGGATGCTTACCTTCAAACACAATGAACATCAGGTAGATGAGTGTGAAAGATTGAGTAAAGAATGGGGTTTTTCAAGGTTTTCTATAAGACCCACAGCTGGATTCAATAGCAAAAGGTTTTTCAAGTACAAGTATAAGGGTGAAGAATATATTTTAGAACCACCGTCTGATGTGGAGAATGTGATGAAGGTAGCAGAACCAGTTACACCTACAGATATAGTGTGTTACGGTGTTGCTGATACTAATAATGAGTATGGTGGATTTGTAAACAGACTAACAATTGATACTAGGGGCGTTATACATCCATGTTGTTTCTATGCATGTGAGTCTAGAAAGGTTTACCATAAATTCTACGAGACTGGTGATCCAAACTGTGAACCATGTGGTGCTAGTGATCTAGCATTGGCAATAGGTACTGGTAGAAGAACTAATATGTACAAAAACTCAGTTGCTAACCTAATAGAAGCACAAGGTGGTATAAAAAGTATTTGTTTATATTATAATTCTTTTCATAAGATTATGAATAGCCCACTATATACTCATACCATTGAGGAATCGTGGGACAAGGCAAAACATGGAGATGATTATTCAGTCTGTGGTCTTATGTGTGCCAAACAGCATGTTGATTTTGATGGATTTCCTATGGGCAAAAATGAAATTGACTTTGGTGTTATAGAATGAAACCACAATCAGCAAAAGCAAAGGGTAGAAAGTTACAGCAGTGGGTTAGGGATCAACTTATTGAACATAGGAACGTACACCCAGAGGATATAGAGTCTCGTAGTATGGGTGCTGGTGGAGAAGATCTTATAATGGCAAGAGATGCTAGACAAAAGTTCCCTTATAGTGTAGAATGTAAGAACCAAGAGAAGTTGAATGTCTGGGACGCTTATGCTCAAGCAGAAGCAAACTCAGGTGACCATCAACCCATCGTCTTCATCAAGAAGAATGGTAAAAAACCACTAGTAGTAATCGATGCCGAACACTTCATTCAATCTCAGACAATCAACTCTTAAAATTTTGATGTCTGAATTTGGAAACTCACATTCAAATAAAACTATATACGAATGTGCCGATGAGTGGTGTTCAAAACAAGTAACCACTTCTGGTTTAGTGTCCTATTTCAAAGCATATCATGCAAAAAATAATTAATGTACTTGCTGTTGCGTCTGCTGCTGTATCTGTTGCCGTTGTTGGCACTGGTGCTTACATTTACGTTAACAAAG